TCGGCAGCGCCTGGTGGGACCTCGGCGGGCGCGTCTCTTTTAATGCTCGCTCTCGGGGGTGAATTGCCGCGTAGTGTAACGAAGCGGCAAGAGGGGGCGCAGCCCCCTTCTAAAGGAATTGGTGGTCCTCGTGTTTTAGCCATAGATGTGAGGACTACATAGGGATTCGTGGCAACTTGGCCCGACCCGTGTTTGGTGGTTGTCGTTTGGCAACTTGAACAACGGCGGCAACGCCGGGGTTTGGTACGTCAACGGCAACAACGGCCTCGGCAACGCCAGGTGGAACATCGGCGGGCGCGTCTCTTTCTGACCAATAGTTTTATGTGTCACGTCTACCCCGCATCGACGGGGCAAGCCTGCTCAACCGAGCGAAATTGTCTTATGAGCACTGGGTTGGTAGCAAGCGCGAAGACTCGGCAGACAAAAAGAGAACACCCAATGAGGTCATACTGCAAGGGACTTGTCATAACACGCTTTCACGTAGAGCTTGGGTACCAGGACTGGCTGTCAAAGGATTCGGGAAAGAAGAACGAGTGGCGCGTTGACAAGGAGTACGGATCATACGACGCCCTGATAGACGAGATCTACCAGGAGATATCGTCAAGGACGCTAAAGTTCGAGCCGATAAAGAGATATGAGAGGGTAGAGCCGACAAACGGCAAGATTCGCCTTATCGGCATTGAGTCGGTAAAGCAGCAGGTCTGCGATCATCTTGCTGTGCTTATGATGGCACCGTTTCTTGAGAGAAGAATCGGTTTCTATCAGGTGGCGAGCATTCCCGGCAAGGGGCAGAGATTTGCCAAGAACACACTTGAGAAGTGGGTCCTTGAGTCCAAGTACCATGTCAAGTGCGACATCAGGCAGTGCTATCCGTCTATAGAGCACGGCGTCGCCATGGGAATACTTAAGAAGTATGTCAAGAGCGATGATCTTATATACCTCAGCCGGACTCTCATGAACACGTATGGTAAGGGGCTTGACATAGGCAGCTACTTCAGCCTGAAGATGGCAAACCTCGTCATAAGCTTTGCGTATCACTTCATTGAAAGCCTCCACAAGGTAAGACGAGGTAAGAGAATACCTTATGTCACCCATCAGATGTGGTACATGGATGATGTATTGCTGATAGGGAATGACAAGAGGAACCTTAAGTCGGCAGTGAGACAGCTTGCGAAGTATCTTGAGGACAAGCTGCATCTCCATCTCAAGCGATGGAAAATCGCCAGAACATCCGAGACCGAACCCCTTGACATTGCTGGATGGGTGGCTCGCGTGAGGCATCCGTACAAGACCCTTGACGATGGTACGAAGGCTCCCGACCTAGACAGGGTGAGGGTGGTCGTCTCGCTGAGAAGCGGGGTATTCCTCCGTGGCACACGGGCGTTCTCTAAGTTCGACAAACACCGTTCGGTCGATAATGCCAGACGATGCATCAGCTACTGGGGCTGGTTCAAGCATGCCGACTGTGGCGGTGTGATAAGGAAGAGGCACATCGACAGGCTTACGTCCATAGCAAAGAAGGTCGTCTCAGACTATGACGCAAAGATGTGCGAGGAATCCGACTCACAGGACAACATGACAACCAAGGGGTAGGCATGACACACACCCAATCGGCGACACCACTCAGTGCCATTCAGGTTGAGCACAGGGGACCGCTCACCGACATATGGCTGAGAAGGAACATTCGCGATGACGTTGCGGACGGAATCTACGGAAGCGACATCACGTACTGGGAGGCAGACGAGGTGTACGGCGTCGTATCCGAGTATGTGACAGAGGATGACGTGGCGGCAAACTTCGACAGCCTCTGGGCCAAGTTCGAGGAGGACGGGATGTCCGACCGAGAGCTTGCCGAGTCTAGGACGTCTGAGATCCGTGACATCCTCGGCGCGTCAAGACTTGAGGTCGCCACAAGGAACACCATGTCCGGCGAGTACATTGTCGCCGGAGGTGCGGTATACCAGGCGATTGTGAACATCCCGAACGGCTCCACTCTCATCGAGGGAATGAACGTCACGAAGACGAACATGGAGGAGCTGTTCAACATCCTCCAGGAAAGGCAGTAGAAGATGTTTTTCGTAATCGAGCTTCAGAAGCAGGCCAACGGTTCGGTGGGCAACATCGTCACGTCTCATGAGACGCAGGAAGCTGCTGAGAGCAAGTACTTCTCCGTGCTTGCCGCAGCGGCTGTGAGCGAGCTTCCCGTACATGCCGCAGCCCTCCTCTCCGAGGAGGGCTTCAGTGTCGAGAACCGTTGCTTCAAGCACTAGCAAGTCAAACGAATCTCTAAACCTCTCAGGGGTCCCATTGGGGCCCCTTTGCTTTTTTGAAAGGGGTGTCCGATGGAGGCGATTGACCCCATGGCACTACAGATACTAACCGCGATCGTCGTTGACCTCGTTGCCGTCCCCCTCTTCGGGCTGATACTCAACCGCGTCGTCACGCAGAAGCTCGACGCATTTGACCGGAAGCGCGACGAGGCGAGACAGGAGCGCAACAAGAGGCTTGAGCAGGACGAGAAGTGGCAGCAGGCCATCACGAACGGAATGCAGTCGATGCTCCGCAGCGAAATCATCCGCCTGCACAAGAAGTGCATGCAGGGTGGCTACTGCGACCTTGTGACTAGGGAGTACGCTGCCAAGCTCATCGGTGCATACCACGGCGTCTCCGGAAATGACATAGGGGACGGCCTATACAAAGAGATGATCGCACTCCCTATGCAATGCAAGGGAGACAAGCATGAGTGAGCCGTCCTTAAGGGCGGCTTTTTTGTTAGGAGGGGCCAAATGAACGTTAACTGGCGAGTTCGCATACGCAACAAGAACTTCTGGATTGCACTTATCCCCGCACTGCTTCTGCTTGTGCAGGCAGTCGCAGCTCTGTTCGGCTGGACCATCGACCTTGCTGACATTCAAGGCAAGCTCATCATTGTGGTCGATGCCCTGTTCACGGTGCTCGCAATGATTGGCCTTGTGAACGACCCGACCACGGCAACCTTCAACGACTCGGAGCTTGCCATGACCTACGAGGAGCCAAAGCCATACGAGGCTAGGCACATGGGGGAGTAGTGGGAACCCGCGACAGGCTGGTGTCGATTGCACGCTCATATGAGGGAGTCCCATACAAAGGCATATACCAAGGGACAGGACCGGAGGACGGAGGATTCACGTGCTCCGGTTTCTCATGGCGCGTGTACGCCGACGCTGGCATAGACATCCCAATCTGCCAAGGAATCCACTCCTACTACACCGGGTCTTACAACGGCTGGGACACACAGGCTGGTTGGTGCCTTACCAACGGCCACTGGACGGATGACCCAGACGATCTGCTGCCCGGTGACCTCGTCTTCTACAGCCCAGTCGGTGACCCGGAGAGAACGGGCCACGTGGCCGTCTACAGCGGCAACGGCAACATCGTCCACGCCTGCGGCAAGCCCGTGTGCGAGGAGGACCTCTACGCAGGTGGCCGCTTCGTCGGCGGCGGCTGGCCCCTCAAGAAGACACCAGAGCAGGAAGAGGCCGAGATGGCCGCGAAGCTTCAGGAGAGCGAAATGAACGTGATGATAACCATAGTGGGCAAGAACACGGTCTTATGGCTGTGCAACGACGAGATTCACGACCTCACCCACCCAGACGATATCGTGGCTCTTGACCGCGCGTGGGGCGAATGCCACAACGGCGCTCAGATGCCGCGCATGCAGATGGAACCCGACTGGTACGCACGTCTCGTGCAGTGCTGCAAGGGCGGGCTTCCCAAGCACCTTGCGGAGTACAACGACAAGTTCAAGCCGAGGTCGTAATGACTGACGAGGATGCGCTGATAACGGTCATCGCGGCGTTGTTGTGCTCTCTTGCGTTCGTTGCGGTGACCGTCATCGCAGTGCGCGTGTTTGGGGGTATGTAAGTGGCAAAATTTGGGGCAGACATAAGCAGATATGACCGCGACATCAGCATTCCGAGACTGAGAGACGATGGCGTTGAGTTTGTCATCGTGAAGTGCGGAGGCGGTGACGATGGCCTCTACGCAGACTCTTGGTTCGAGCGCAACTACCAGAAGTGCATCGACAACAAGATGCCCGTTGGTGCTTATTGGTACAGCGCAGCACATGATGTCGAGACTGCCAAGCGAGAGGCCGACTACTGCGTGAGGCTTCTCAACGGCAGACACCTTGACTACCCGGTTTGGATGGATGTCGAGGACCGCACGCACCAGCTCATGTGCACAAACCAGCCGGGGCTTCTCGGGAGGATTATCGACGCATTCTGCTCGCGCATTGTCGAGGCTGGCTATCGCACGGGAATCTACTCTTGGAAATGGCTGCTTGACCCATGCGGAAGCGCGATTGCTCCCTACGACCGTTGGGTGTGCGCGTGGACCAGAAGCAAGCCGTCAGGTCAGGTTGACCTGTGGCAGTTCGGCGGGGAAGAGAATGTCATCCGCTCAACTTCCCTTGCTGGTCACGACCCGGTTGACCAAGATTACGCATACACGGACTACATCTCAATGGGCGGATGGCCCAAGAAGTCTGCGGGCGAGGCCAACACCGACAACCTCATGATAAGCGTGGAGGGAAGGAACACCGTTGTCTGGTTCAGCAACGGAACGATTCACGACCTCTCGCACCCCGACGATATGAACGTCCTAGGCATGGTTGCACGCGCCTGTGGCTGCGACCTGCGCCTGCTGACGGTCACGCCGGACGAGTACGCACGTCTCTGCCAGTCAACCAAGGCTGGCCTACCAAAGCATCTGAGCGAGTGCAACGACAAGTTCAAGCCAAGGAGCTGAGAATGACGCAGGAAGAACGCGAGCGCAAGGACGCGCACGACTCATTCATCATGGCAATCGTGAGCTTCGTGCTCATCATATGCGTGCTCTACGCGATTTCGGGGTGCATGTGCTCATGATGTGGAACGACCATAGGTATACGCTCCCAAGGTGCACAGGGGATGTCAAGGAGGATGTCATAAGCCTTCTCATGCTGCTGGGCACCATCGCATTCGTGCTTGGGCTGTCCAAGTTCCTAGCTTGGCTGATGGAAGCCATCGGCTAGGTGATTGCAATGAGAGACCGCAAACGCGATTTGTGCCCCAAGTGCGGCGGCAAGATGCGAGAGCTTGCATACTCGCAGAGGACAGTACCTGGTGGAATGTGGTATGAGATCATATGTCCGAGGTGCATGCACAGGGCCGATGTGTTCAAGCCGAGACGAACGGACATTCGCTAGTGTGCTAAAATAGAAAAAGCTCCCTTGGTAGCTCAACGGTAGAGCGCATCAGGGCATAGGATGCAGACCAAGGTTCGACACCTTGCGTAGGGAGCGCCCATTGCGGATTGGAGCAGAGGCAGCTCGGTGGCCTCATAAGCCACAGGTCGTGGGTTCGAGTCCCACATCCGCTACCAGAAAGCTCGCCCATGGATATGGGCTTGCTTCCCCACCGGGAACGAGGGCGCGTTGAAACGATACACACGCACCCACGAGTCGGTGAAGCGAACGGGCCTCACAAAGGGCATGGGTCCGTGCGAAGAGGGACATATGCATGCCCGCATATCAGTTGTGATACAATATCACTCAATTGCCCACGAAGGTCTAGGCTGAGTGGTGGCCCCACTGGATACGTCTGGTGGGGCTTTTTTCTTTAGGCGGCACGGCTGAATCGAAGATAAATCAGTCCGCCTGACGCAGCTACCTCGAAAGACGTGGTTCGACTAACTTTCACCTTGGTCCACCAAGAAAAATCTGTGCGAACCCGTGAGAGTGTGAACCTTGCGGGTTCGTTCTCTTTTGCGTCGTAGTTCAGCGTCACTATCACATCCTCGTCGCCGACCATGACCTGGTACACCATTCCCTTGATCAGCGTCATGTCATCCAGGGTCGATCCGTATTGCAGGAAGTCGGCGAACTTCTCCACCGAGAACGTCTTTGTCCTCTTGAGCATCCTTATCTCGTTCTCGGCAACCTCCATCTGTGCCTGGAGCTCGTCTATCTTCCCCTTGACAAGCGCGTAGTTCAACCCCTGCGCTATGGCGTCGGCCATCTTTGAGATGCCACTCTCGGCGTCCCTCTTCCTCTTCTCTGCTGCGGCCAGCTTCTTGCGCTCTATCTCCACGTCCTGCATGCCGTCCGCCACGATACGTGCCACCTTCAGCGCCTCGTCTCGGTCCGACAGCAGCTCACGCAGGGCCAACACTATCGAGCCATGCAGCCAGTCGGCCCTCACCGGCTTGCACCCGCACCTCTTGGAGCACTTGTAGTAGTCGTACCTCTTGCCATGCCTTCCGTAGCCGGAGGTCCCCACGAGGCTCATTCCGCACCTCTCGCATATGGCCCTTCCCGTGAGTGGGAACTCCCTCCACTCCTCGTTGGCACGATCCTTCTTCACCTTAGCCTCACGGGCCATGACGAACTCCTCCCTGCTCACTATCGCCGGCATTCCGCCCTCTATGCGGACATCTCCCCAGACGTACACTCCCATGTACTTCTCGTTCTTGAGCATGTTGTACACGAAGCCGTAGCTTGCCAGACCCCTTCCGAACGGCTTTATCCCCCTCCGCCTCAGGTCGTTTGCTATGGAGTTGACGGGCTCCCCGGACGCCTTGCGTGCGAAGCACTCGCGCACTACCTCCGCCTGCTCGGGGTCTATGACATACTTCCCGTCCTCGCCGAACGCATACCCGTACAGCGTGACACCATTGTGCATGCACTTCTGGGCGTTGCCCTGCATCCCACGTGTCACCCTCTGTGACGTGTGCACCGACTCCATGGCGGCCATGGCCTCGTATATGGACTCCATCAGCATGGCCTCGGGTCCGTCTGGCATTGACTCCGTTGCCGATACCACCTTCACGCCCTTGTCGCGCAGCTTCTTCTTGTAGATCGGCGCGTCGTATATGTCACGTGAGAAGCGGTCCATCATGTAGACAAGGACTATCTCCGACTCTCCCGCGTTGTGGATCATCTCCTGGAACTGGGGACGGTCGTCCGTCCTTCCCGACATGGCATGGTCGCAGTACTCGTGGACAACCGTGTATCCCCTGCTGGCACACCACTCCCTGCATACCCTCAGCTGGTCCTCTATGGATGCCTCTCGCTGCTTGGAGCA